ATATGCGGTGATGTATATGCGCGGTTATATATGCGGTGATGTATATGCGCGGTTATATATGCGCGGTTATATATGCGCGGTTATATGCGGTGACGTGTATACGTAGTTATATATGCGGTTACGTGTATACGCGGGTATAGGTATATGCGGGTATAGGTATAGGTATATGCGGGTATAGGTATATGCGGGTATAGGTATATGCGGGTAATAGCGTTGAAAATCGTCGTATTCGTTGTTCGTAATCGTTGTTCGTAATCGTTGTTCGTATTCGTCGTAATCGTCGTAATCGTCGTTCGTAATCGTTATAAATCGTTGTAATCGTTATAAATCGTCGTAATCGTTATAAATCGTTATAAATCGTCGTAATCGTCGTTCGTAATCGTTATAAATCGTCGTAATCGTCGTAATCGTCGTAATCGTCGTTCGTAATCGTTGTTCGTAATCGTCGTGATCGTTATATATCGCTGTAATCGTTATAAATCGTCGTGATCGTCGTGATCGTCGTGATCGTTATAAATCGTCGTGATCGTCGTGATCGTTATAAATCGTTATAAATCGTTGTAATCGTTATAAATCGTCGTGATCGTCGTGATCGTTATAAATCGTCGTAATCGTCGTTCGTAATCGTCGTAATCGTTATAAATCGTCGTGATCGTCGTTCGTAATCGCTGATTTATACGAATTTAGTAAAAATCGTTGGGAACGATTTATACGAACGCGAAATATAACGAAGGCCGTCTATCAGGCCAAAACCACTATCCATAATGTACTATTCGTCCTCTTGTACAGAAGTTACGAGCTCTTCTAACCTTAATGTACATCTCGTACATAAATGTTCCGCTGCGCCGACGTGCAGTGTACGAATGATACGATGCCAGAGATGAAGCTTCCAGATGATGAGGTTAAGGTTTTGGTTTCTTGTTCGGGTGACGTGCTTCGTGCACGTGTCCGCGCGCTTCGTGAGGCAGGCTGGACGTTCGCGGCAATCGCCGAGGCGTGGACACCGCCCAAGCAACGCTCGTCAATCCGTGCCCTTTCCCAACAACCAACAAAGTCCCCCCTCCCAATTGTTCCCTCTCCTCCTTCTTCCTCTTCCACTTCTCACTTAGCCGCAGCGGAAAAATCACGTTCGTCAACCCGAAACCGACATTCACGCGCCCGTCGCTTCTATAATCCGTCATCGCCAAAGATCTCAAATGACGACGCAAAAAGAATTGCACGACTTGCACCCCTTGCCCGCCGCTACCGCGCCCGCGCAAATCCAACTGGTTCCTATGCACAGGCAAACGAAGAGCTTACGCAGCTTTGCATCTCGCTCTACCGCGCGGGAGCATCTGTGATAGAACTAGCAGCCGCCGCAAACGTGACATACCGCGCGATGGCCAGAAGAATTGGAGTAGGAAAGTGAACATTATATTTGATCTTTTCCCGGCGAGAGTTGTTGTCTGTCCAGAAGGCTCAACGATACAAGACCCGAGCACTTTTTCTTGGCCAGAAGCGATACACGTACAGCACTCTCGGCGAGTTGAGGCCGTCCGCGTTGTGCTGACTCTTGACACTGTAATGATCGCAGCTGACAGCAATTCTGGCCCCGTTTTGATCTTCCGAGAAAAATACGAACCAGCAACTCTTGACAAAACAAAGAAGCGCGCAACGCTGACGACCGTCACAGGTAAGTTTCTCGCCATAGATAAGGACGAGAATTGCGGCTGTGGAAGCCGTTTGCGGACGTGGAATCCGTCACGAACGATGTACTCATCAAAGGATCCAGTTGAATGAACATCAATGTACTTGAACTAGTCATCTTGTCACTGGCCGCGTATCGCATCGTAAGGCTGATCACGACAGACCACATTCTTAATCCAATCAGAGAGTGGATTTGGAAATGGTCAAAGCCAGAAGGAATTGGCCTTGGATATTTGATCACGTGCGAATGGTGCATGGGACTTTGGGTCGCATCAGGCCTTGTAGGTATGTATACAATAGCTAGTGAAACAACGACAGTTGTGGCCTGCGTATTCGCAATCTCGGCTGTGGTTGGATTACTCTACCGCATTGACTGAAGTTTAGGTTAATTCCGTAGCAAACGAACGAGGAGACAACAAGTAGTGGCTGTTTTTCGCAAAAGTATTGCACCAACCCGTCGGACATCGACACCGCCTACACGCTTGATTGCCCCGTCTGGTTATTCGTTTGCAGAGGCCGCACCGTTTTCTACTCCGCGTGGTTTGACAGCGGCAGCAGTTCAAGTTAGACTTAACGATAAAACAGAAGCAGAACATTTCCGCGCTCGTCGCCAAGCGACATCAAGCGCGTGGCAGGGTGAAGCTTGGGAATACTACGACGCGATTGGAGAAATTAAGTATGCTTTTAATTTGGTTGCTTCCGTGGTTAGTCGTATTCGTTTGTATGCTGCTGTCGTCGAGAACCCGGCAGAAACACCTGTATCGGTCCGCTCGTCGTCAATCGTTGACGCACGACTTGCCGCAGCAGCCGAACGCGCACTCTCACGACTTGACTCAGCGTATGGTGGACAAGCGGGACTTCTCCGAGATGCCGCGCTCAACCTTAGTGTAGCCGGTGAATGCTTCTTAGTTCAAATGCCAGCTCGCATTGGTACTGGAATTCCAGAGTCATGGGACATTCGTTCAGTTGATGAAGTTCAAGTTGACTCAAAGAACAACTACGGAATCATCTCACGCCGCGACATCTTGATGGGCGGCCAATCAATTGGCGGAAAGACTGGTAAGGGTATTACTGCACTGCCGGCATCTGCATTTGTTGGTCGCATCTGGCGTGCACACCCACGATTTTCTGAAGAGGCCGATTCTTCACTACGTGGAATGCTTGATATGTGCGCAGAGCTCTTGCTGCTCAACCGCACGTTCCGTTCAACTGCGCGTTCACGTTTGAATGCTGGTGCATTGTATCTTCCAGACGGCTTGAGTGTCGCAGCAACACCAGATCCAAACTATCCATTTGATGAAGTTGGCGATCTTAATCCTGCATTCAATCCTGAAGAGGCAGCTGACGAATTTGAAGATCAACTTATTGATGCGATGACCACACCAATTCGTGACGAGGACTCTGCATCTGCAGTTGTGCCGTTGATTATTCGTGGACCTGCTGAACTTGGCGACAAGATTAAGCAGTTTAAGTTTGAGCGTTCGTTTGACCCGGCACTTGCACAACGTGCTGATCGCGTTCTCGAGCGTATCTTGCAAGGTCTTGATGTTCCAAAAGATGTCGTTACAGGTCTTGCAAACGTAAAGTACAGCAACGCACTTCAAATTGACGAAGCACTGTATAAGGCGCACATCGAGCCATTGATGTTGCTTATCGCAGACGCGCTAACAGTTGTCTATCTGCGTCCGTACCTGTTGGCAAATGGCTTTGAGCCTGCACAGGTTGAGCGTATGACAATTTGGTACGACCCAAGCGCAGTTGCAACTCGTAACGACCGTGCAATGGACGCTGACAGTGGATTTGATCGCATGGCAGTAAGCTTTGATACATGGCGCCGCGCGCATGGATTCTCTGAAGCAGACGCTCCAACACCAACAGAATTGGCACTACGAATTCTTATGGAAAAGGGTGCGATTACTCCAGAGCTTACAGAGGCGATGCTCGCAGCTGTTGCGCCTGAAGTTATTGAAGCAACTCGTGCTGCACAGCAAGCGCAAAGCGTTGCGCCAATTCCACCAGAGATTCAGCAAATGCTTCAAGGTGGCCCACCTCCTCAAGCAGCACCTGCTCAAGAGCCAACACCTGCTCCAGAACCAGCAGCACCTGCCACAGAGGTCCCGGAAGTACTTGTATCGCCAGTTATACCTGGGCCAGTTACAAATACGCCAACTCCAGAAGCTTCGCCAGCCGACACTACACCAGTTCAATAGCAAAAGAGAACATTATGATTATGAACAACCCAAATCATTCACAAGAAATGAAGGCAAAGCTCGCAATGAGCCTTGGTCATTGCCTCGGCACAACATTTGCTTTTTACACAAAGGCAATTGGGTTTCATTGGAATGTTAAAGGGCCGGACTTTTCCGAGTTTCACGAACTGTTTGGCGAAATCTACGCAGACGCGCAGGGCGCGGTTGATCCAATTGCTGAAAGTATTCTTAAGCTTGGATTTGACTCGCCAGCAACGTTGTCGTCTATGTCTTCATTTTCCAAGATTCAAAGCATGGACAACGACAGTATTGATGATCCAGTACTAATGAGCGCCGATCTTCTCGCGGCAAACAATATTCTTAATGAATGCATTCTTGACTCGTTTAAGCTTGCTTCAGATGCAAACGAGCAGGGCATTTGCGATCTCTTAGCTACACGCGACGACATGCATAAAAAGTGGGCATGGCAATTGCGTGCAATCACTGGAATGCAGACTGGTGGAAAG